TGTATTTAAATGATACACCAATTAAATCATTGGGAAATTTACAACATGTTGGAGGTTATTTGTTTTTGAGAAATACACCAATTGAATCATTGGGAAATTTAGAATCTGTCGGAGGTAATTTGAATTTAGATGAAACACCAATTGAATCATTGGGAAACTTACAATCTGTCGGAGAGGATTTGTATTTGAGATATACAGAAATTAAATCATTGGGAAATTTACAACATGTCGGAGGTGGTTTGTATTTGAGTCATTCTCCAATTGAATCATTGGGTAATTTACAATCTGTCGGAGATAATTTGGATTTGAGTAATACTCAAATTGAATCATTGGGAAATTTACAATCTGTTGAAGGTTATTTGGATTTGAGAAATACGCCAATATCCGAAAAATATACAGAAGAAGAAATAAGACAAATGGTTAATGTTAAAGAAGTTATTTTTATGTAATGAAGAATTTAATTAGAAAAATATTAAAAGAATATGAGGAAGAAGAGAAAATTCTTGTTGTTCCATCTTTAAAATATTTTGGTGATGACTGGAATGTATTGCAATCATTTTTAAAATCAAAAGGAAATCCAAAATGGAAACTTTTGGATGATTTGGTTTTGAATGATACAGAAATTAAATCATTGGGAAACTTAATATCAGTGGGAGGTGGTTTGAATTTAGGTAATACTCAAATTAAATCATTGGGAAACTTGCAATCTGTCGGAGGGGATTTGTTTTTATATAAAATACCAATTGAATCATTGGGGAACTTACAATATGTGGGAGGTTATTTGGATTTATATAATACACCAATTAAATCATTGGGAAATTTACAATCTGTCGGAGGTTATTTGCATTTGAGAAATTCATCAATTGAATCATTGGGAAATTTGCAATCTGTCGGAGGTTATTTGGGTTTAGGTAATACTCAAATTGAATCATTGGGAAATTTAGAATCTGTGGGAGGTAATTTGTTTTTGAGAAATGTACCAATTAAATCATTGGGAAATTTACAACATGTCGGAGGTGGTTTGAATTTGAATAATACACCGATTGAATCATTGGGGAACTTACAATCAGTCGGAGATAATTTGATTTTGAATGATACGCCAATATCCAAAAAATATACAGAAGAAGAAATAAGACAAATGGTTAATGTTAAAGGAGTTATTTTTATGTAATGAAAGACCTGATTAGAAAAATATTAAAAGAATACGAGGAAGAAGAGAAAATTCTTGTTGTTCCATCATTAAAATATTTTGGTGATGACTGGAATGCATTGCGGTTGTTTTTAAAATCAAAAGGAAATCCAAAATGGAAACTTTTGGATGATTTGAATTTGAGAAATACTCAAATTGAATCATTGGAAAACTTGCAATCTGTCGGTGGTAATTTGAATTTGAGTAATACACCAATTGAATCATTGGAAAACTTGCAATCTGTCGGTGGTAATTTGAATTTGAGTGATACAGAAATTAAATCATTGGGAATCTTACAATCAGTGGGAGGTAATTTGGGTTTAGGTAATACATCAATTGAATCATTGGGAAACTTGCAATATGTCGGAGATGGTTTGTATTTAGGTAATACACCAATTAAATCATTGGGAAATTTACAATCTGTCGGAGGTAATTTGTATTTGAATTTCACTCCATTATCCGAAAAATATACAGAAGAAGAAATAGGACAAATGGTTAATGTTAAAGGAGTTATTTTTATGTAATGAAGAATTTAATTAAAAAAATATTAAAAGAATATAAAGAAGAAGAAAAAATTCTTGTCGTTCCATCTTTAAAATATTTTGGTGATGACTGGAATGCATTGCAGTTGTTTTTAAAATCAAAAGGAAACCCAAAATGGAAACTTTTGGATGATTTGTATTTATATGGAAAACCAATTGAATCATTGGAGAATTTACAATCTGTCGGAGGTTATTTGAATTTGAGTAATACACCAATTGAATCATTGGGTAATTTACAATCTGTCGGAGGTTATTTGAATTTAGATGAAACACCAATTGAATCATTAGGTAATTTACAATCTGTCGGAGGTAATTTGTTTTTGAGAAATTCATCAATTAAATCATTGGGAAACTTAATATCTGTAGGAGGTAATTTGGATTTGGTTAATACACCAATTGAATCATTAGCTAATTTACAATCTGTTGGAGATAATTTGGATTTGAGTAATACTCAAATTGAATCATTGGGAAATTTACAATCTGTTGGAGGTTATTTGGATTTGAGAAATACTCAAATTGAATCATTGGAAAATTTAATGTCAGTGGGAGGTTATTTTAATTTGATGAATACACCGATTGAATCATTGGGAAATTTACAACATGTCGGAGATTGGTTGAGTTTGAGAAATACACCATTATCCAAAAAATATACAAAAGAAGAAATAAGACAAATGGTTGATGTTAAAGGAAAGATTTTTATGTAATGAAAAATTTAATTAGAAAAATATTAAAAGAATATAAAGAAGAAGAAAAAATTCTTGTCGTTCCTTCATTAAAATATTTTGGGAATGACTGGAATTTATTACAATCATTTTTAAACTCAAAAGGAAATCCAAAATGGAAACTTTTGGATGATTTGAATTTAGAAAATACGCCAATTGAATCATTGGGAAACTTGCAATCTGTAGGAGGTTATTTGTATTTGAATGATACAGGAATTAAATCATTAGATAATTTACAATCTGTCGGAGGTTATTTCTTTTTGAATGATACATCAATTGAATCATTAGGTAATTTACAACATGTCGGAGGTGAATTGGATTTAGAAAATACACCACTTAAATCATTGGAAAATTTACAATCTGTCGGAGGTAATTTGTATTTATATGGAGCATCAATTGAATCATTGGGGAATTTACAATCTGTCGGAGGTAGTTTGGATTTGAGAAATACTCAAATTGAATCATTTGGAAATTTACAATCTGTCGGAGATAATTTGTATTTAAATGATACACCAATTGAATCATTGGGAACTTTACAATCTGTTGAAGGTGATTTGGATTTAAATGGAACACCAATTGAATCCTTGGGGAATTTACAATCTGTTGGTCGTTATTTGGATTTGAGAAATACGCCAATATCCAAAAAATATACAGAAGAAGAAATAAGACAAATGGTGGATGTTAAACAAAATATTTATATGTAATGAAGAATTTAATTAGAAAAATATTAAAAGAATATGAGGAAGAAAAAATTCTTGTCGTTCCTTCATTAAAATATTTTGGTGATGACTGGAATGCATTGCAGTTGTTTTTAAAATCAAAAGGAAATCCAAAATGGAAAATTTTGGATAATTTGTATTTACATGGAACATCAATTGACTCATTGGGAAACTTAATATCAGTCGGAGATGATTTGGATTTGAGATATGCAGAAATTAAATCATTTGGAAACTTGCAACATGTTGGTGGTGATTTGTATTTATATGGAACATCAATTAAATCGTTGGGAAACTTAATATCAGTCGGAGATAATTTGGATTTAAATGATACACAAATTGAATCATTGGGAAATTTAGAATCTGTCGGAGGTGATTTGTATTTGAAAAATACTCATAAATCATTGGGAAATTTACAATCTGTTGGTGGTGATTTGTATTTAAATAGAACACCAATTGAATCATTGGGAAACTTAATATCAGTCGGAGGTGATTTGTATTTGAGAGATACTCAAATTGAATCATTAGGGAACTTACAATCTGTCGGAGGTTATTTGAATTTGATAAATACACCAATTGAATCATTGGGTAACTTAATATCAGTCGGAGGTAATTTGGATTTGAGATATACTCCAATATCCAAAAAATATACGGAAGAAGAAATAAGACAAATGGTTGATGTTAAAGGAAATATTTATATGTAATGAAGAATTTAAAAGAACAAATATCTAGAATGAATGAAATAATGGGTGAAAAAGATAATTCATCCCTTGAAGTTTATGAATTTCAAAACTACACTTTAATTTTATCTAACGACCCTTGTGACATATTCACATATTTTAATGTTGATGAATTACACGGTTTAAGTTATGAAGATTGTTTATCATATGATAACACAACCAAAGATGCTTATATCGCAGGACTATCTAATATTATACCAGGAACAGAAAAAAAATTCCTTTTTTTAAATAAAAGTAGATTGGGTAATTGTAAACAAAAGATGGGTTTGATTATGCATGAAACAATGCATCTTTCTTTGGAATTACATAACCATAATATTATGGAAATGGAAGAAGAAATTATAAGTTGGGCAGAAGAAGAGGCTTATAAAATATTTGATTTAATTTGAGAAATATCACGTATAGTTCAATTCCTCTCCTTACGTTTTGTAGAAACTATTCGAGATTAACACCTAAAAAGAATATCTTACTCAAAATTTTTCTAACAATATTAATATACTCCACTGTTTTCACTATGTAAAAGATAATTATATAGCATAAAATTAATTAAATATGTTATTAAAAATAGGTTCGCGTGGTAAAGAAGTTAAAGAATTACAAGAATTCTTGGATATTGAAGCAGATGGAATATTCGGTAAAGGAACTGAAACTGCTGTTAAAAGGTGGCAATCCGATAATGGTCTTGTTGCTGATGGCATTGTGGGTCCTACCACTTGGGATTGTATGGGTATCGCTACTACTGATAATTCTGAGAAAGTTTACGAAACGGAAAACGGATTAATCGTAAATAGACATTTCCTTCCACATGGTGAATACAAATCAGGTCCAACAAATAAAGAGTACATTTTCTTACATCATACTGCAGGATGGCACAATCCATATAATTGTATAGACCAATGGGGTAGAGATAATAGAGGTGCAGTAGCAACTGAATTTGTGTTAGGTGGTCCTTCAGTTAAAGGTAACGATACTAAATATGATGGTGTAATGGTTCAAGCATTTCCTGAAGGTGGGTATGGTTGGCACTTAGGAAAGAATGGTTCACAACATATGCATACACATTCAGTAGGAATTGAAGTATGTAATTTTGGTTATGTTGTAAACGGAAAAACTTATGCAGGTACTAGGGTTGATGATTCCCAGATTGTAACCCTTGATAAACCATTTAGAGGACACAAAACTTGGCATAGATATTCAGATGCTCAAATTGAAGAATTAAGAAAATGGATACTTTGGATTGGTGAACGGGATTCTATTGATGTAAGAAAAGGATTACCTGAATGGATTAAACAAAGAGGTGCAGATGCATTTGAATTTAACGAAGACGCATACTATGGTAGAGTAAAAGGTCTTTTAACTCATACCAATACTCGTAAAGATAAAACTGATATGTTCCCACAACAGGAATTATTAGATATGTTAGTGGAGTTATAAGATGACAATGTTAGATGGAATATCACTTAAATCAAAAGTAGCATTAGTTATCATAGTTATCATTATACTTTCATTCTTTGGAGTACAAACTTGTATTGTATTTGGATTATGTGAGAATAGTATAGAGTTAACTAAGTTTGGATATGGATGTATTATAGGTTTTATGCCACCATTCTTTATGGTTGTTTCCGAGTTCATTTCAAATATTAAACTAAAGGAAGAACAGATTAATTCTCAATTAGAAGGTATAAGTAAATCAAACTTAGTAGTAACATTGACAATGGATGGTTACATTCAAACAGCCAATCCAAACTTTTGTAGTCTTATGGGGTGTTCCGAGGGTCAAATTAAAAAACAACCTCATAGTAGAATGGTTACTACTGAATATGCTAAAAGTAAAGAATACTTAGAATTTTGGGAAACACTAAGAAGAGGTGAATCTATTACAGGTGAATTTGAAAGGGTTGCTAAAGATGGTTCAAAAAGATGGTTGTATGGTAACTATACACCAATCAAAAACTCAAAAGGTGAATACACTAAAATACTTAAAGTGGCAACTGATGTTACTGCACAACATCAAGCGGAAGAAATTGTTAGTCAAAAGAATGCTTACTTAGAACATGCTGCAAAGATTCTTAGACACGATATGCATAGTGGTATCAATACTTATATGCCTAGAGGGTTATCTTCATTACGAAGGAGACTTAGTGAAGATGTAATAAAGGAATTAAGAATTGAGGCACCACTAAAAATGTTAGATGAGGGATTAAAACATACTCAGAAGGTTTATGCAGGTGTAAAAGAGTTTACAAACTTAGTTAAAGAAGAAGTTCAGTTGGATACCAAAGAAGTTGATTTAAAAGAAATATTATTAGATTATCTTTCATCCACATCTTATATCAAACAAGTAGTAATTGATGATTTAATCACAACAAATATAAACGAACCATTGTTCTGTACTGCAATTGATAACTTAATTAGAAATGGATTAAAATATAATGATAGTGGAACTAAAACTGTTATGATATTTATGGAAGATAACAACACATTATGTGTACAAGATAATGGTAGAGGTATGACTCAAGCTGAGTTTGAGAATTTTTCAAAACCATACATTAGAAAAGAAGGACAGAAAGAAAGTGGTTCAGGTTTGGGATTGAATATTTGTATAGCAATTTTAAAAGAACATGGTTTCCATATAACAGCAGAAAAATGTAACCCTGGAACTAAATTAAGGATAAAATTAAAATGAACAAAATGATTAACTCTATTTTATTAGTGGATGATGAAGATTTATTCCACTTGGTATTTGAAGATGCTTGTAGTATCTTAGATATAACTCTATCATTAGAAGCACTAAACTCATCGGATGAGGCTGATAAGAAATTTAAACAATGGTTTCCAGATGACCTTAATCACGAAAGACCTGAATGTGTATTTGTTGATTTGAATATCATTGGTTCATCATTTGATGGTATCGAATTGATTAGAAAAATAAATAGTGATTATGGTAACGGATGTGTTATTGGTATCATATCATCATCCGATGATAATCAAGAGATTGAGAAAGCTAAAGCTGCTGGTGCTCAATTTTGGTTAGTAAAATCTGATGATATCGAACCACGTTTAGAACAATTTAGAAATGATTATGATGGGTATGTGAACAAAACAAACCCATTTAAAGTATACAAATAAGATGATAAAGAAATTAGCACATATATTAACATATCACGATTCAGAACCAACTGAGGTTCTGCAAGGATTGATATGGTTTATATTTGCACCTGTTGTATTGGAAGCAGAGTTCTTTCCAGATTTATGGTATGTTGCTATCATTAGCACTTTGATTGGGTTTGGTACTCTACACTCAGTTGTTTATGGTAGTTTAGAACGAAGAAGGGTGTTTGGGTATTTATATGGGATAATGTCAATTGTATTTGTTATAATATATTTTTCATTATTTAACTCTTTTAATTGGACTCCTATGAATTGGGGTTGGATTGTAATTTCAATTAGTGCTTTAAGTAATATCAGAAGAATCACTCGAAAAATCGAATCACAAAAAAGTGATAGAGAACAACAAGATATAACTAAGATGTATAGAGAAGATTTGGAAACTAAAATTGAAGAGTTACAAAAACAAACCTTTGATTTAAGATTAAAGAATATAAAACTAAACGAATTATTAGAAAAGAAATAGGTTATGGTATCATATTTACTTTTAATTACATCATTCATTTTCTTAGTATCATCTATACTATTTTTAGTGAAGGGAAAGTCTAAACAATCAAAATTATCAACAATAGCGTTGGGTATCGCAGGTATTATGTATGGTATAATGTCATACCTATATTCATATGATAATGAAGTAAATCTAAGAGTACTAAGATATTTTGATTGGGGTCTAACAATTCCAATATTACTATACCAAATGTACTTACACATGAATGTGAAAAGTCAAACCATTGGTACATTTATATCTGCTGTGATTTGTATGATGTTAGTTTTAGCATTTGGCTTTTTAGGTGAAATTGGGTGGTTAGGTAAGGTATCTGCTGGATTACTTGGAATAATGTTTTCAATTTACACATTTTTAACAATGGTAAATGGTATTGGTGATAATAATATTAAATTCTATATTATTACATTCGGAGTCTGGATGTTCTATCCAATAGCTTATTTCTTGTCAGATACTACATTTATAATAATATCATACTCAGTAATAGACATAGCCGCAAAATTAGGTATGGATTTATATTTATGCTTAAACGAAGAATTATAAAAAGGTTGTTATGAAACTAAATGAGTTATCACGAGATTCTTTACTAAAACTTGCCAATGACAAAAAAATATACTTAGAGGGTAACATCCTAAAAATATTAGAGTCGGCTGATGGTGATGTTGAAGTAGAGGAATATTTAAAATTTTGTAAAGACAAAGATACAACTGCTCGTAGAAAAAGACTTCAAGTAACCAAGCAAGTTCAACAACAAAACAAAGAGTTGGTTGATAAACAAAAAGAAACCGATTCTTTAATGATTGAACTTCAGAACGCATTAGATACTGCACAGAAATCTGAAGAAGAAGCAAATAAACTTAGGGAAGTTGCTGAGAAATCAAAAGATAAGGCATTGGAAGATTTAGACCTAATCCAAAGGAAATCTCAATTTAAGTTGATTGGTACAATCGTAAGGGTAGCACTATTTGTAATACTTGGAGTTGGTATTCTAACCACAGTAATGTATGCATTTGCAATAGTAACCGATAAAGAGACTCAAATTATCGGTTCTACATGGAGTAATATGTTTGGAATTCTTCTTACCAATGCATTTTCTATTGTAGGAACTATTATGGGTGTTAAGTATGCATCAGATAAAGAATGAATTACATAAAAAAATGATGTCTTTAAACAATAGGGAGTTAAGTGATATTTATAAAGTATGAAAAATAAATTAATAGAATCAGAAATTAGAAAGATGATGAATTTTATCGACTATAAAGTCGGTATGACCATTACTGAACAAAATGATAATAACTACAGAACATCATTATTGAATGAACAAAGTGGATTTAAAACTATAAAAGGTAGTACTAGTCCTGAAAAAATTGTTAATTCAAAAGTATTAACACAATACGGTTTAAAAGCGAATGAAAGTAATTTCAAAAATTTTTGGGAACTTGATGGTCGGAAAAACACAGTAAACACATTTACTAAAGTAAAGAATTTATCTTTATTTACTGAACTAACTACACCTTCCGATGCAACATTAGGTGATTTTATCAAATTTTATGTCACACCAGTAAACTCAGAAGGTGAACGTGTGGGTGAAGATAAAATTTATGAACTAAATAAATCTGGTTCAATTAATGCGGATATATTTTATAAAAAGGATGATGTTACCTATATAGTAAGTAAAATAATTGGTTGTCAAAATGGTTTATTAGCACTTGCAAGAGCAATGAATACTGACAAAACTAATCAAATGCCAAATAGAGTAACTATAGAAATGAGTGCTGAAGAAAGAGAAAGTAGTATGATTAGTTGGAATCCGTCTAAGGTTAACAATACTCAACCCGTCTTTAACGCTATTGCATCACTAATATCAGCTTATATAATTACTAAATCTAAACCTAATTTTGAAAGTGGTGACGAAAGATTTAAGGATTTTATTAATAAAAATGATGTAGAAATATCAAACGAAATTGTTAAATTGATTAAAAACTCGGACAGTTTATTTGCTGACGAAAAGTATGACAGAAAAAAATTAGGTGACATTGATATTCAACCGATTCAAACTTATTTAGCTAAATTACCAAAATTGGAAGATTATTATTTTACAAAGGGTAAATATAATGACCGAAAATACCAAGCTATCTACGATAATTATAAGGATAATATTGTTAAATATCTCTTAGATGAATATAAAAAACGTATTAAAATATATTTGGACGAAAATTTTCCTGAAAATTCTGAATCATATATGAGTCAAGTTGAACCAAAACCTTATTTACCAATAGGTAAAGGTTTAGAGTATCATATAAATGGTGCTGAAGCCGGCACACCTATTAATGTCAGTAGTGCCGATAAAGAAACCAATCAAGGTAGTTACGCATTAGGAAAATAGATAATACCTTTATCTGTATCTAATTATATAATCCAAATTCCCATATTCATCAGGTATCGCTACGGTATCTAATATTACTCGTGGAGAACCATCAACCCAAATTATATTTTTATTACTATAATCAGAAAAATTTAATTTATTCACACCTATGTTATTATTGGTAGAACAAGAAGCTATTAGTGATAATGATAATAATGATAAAAGTAGATTTTTCATAATGTTTTTAATTAATTTATTTTGTTTAATAATTCAAATATAATAAAATTATTTTAAATTACCAATTCTTTATAAGTCTTTTGTAGTTCTTTTACTATGTTTAATGATTCGTCATTACTAAGTTTAGTATTAAATCTTTTCTTAGCTAACGCTTTAATTACTGAAGCGAAAGCAATAGTTGGGATGTTTATAGTTGGTGACTTAACTTCTTCAACTATTTCTTCTTCTTCTTTCATATAAACCATTTGTCCATTCTCCAATTTGTAAAATAGTTTAACATTAGATTCACCTCTACGATTTTTACTGAATTCTAAATGTCTCTCAGTACCATGACCTCTACGAATATACAACATACCAGAAGTATCAAACTCAATAGAAGAATCTCCTTTGAAAGTACCACTTTTAGTTGCCTGTTGAATAACTAAAAAGGTAGTATAAGTATTGGTTGTATTATTTCCTCTTTTATGTTTAAACATCAAATCCATAACCCACTTTAAACTTTGTTTAGAATTAAGTCCTGTAGTGGTCTGTATCCTACCTGAAACGACTTCTAATGAATCCATTAATACAATATCCCATCCTTCATTTAAAGTGTCCTCAATCAACTTTTGTGGGTTTTTAGTACCAGAAAGATACAACGTATCCAATTCCAACAAACCTGGAATAAAAGTAGATAATTCATAATTGTCTATCTCATCTTGTTCCCCAGAAATGTAAAGACACTTTTTGTTTGGATTTTCAGCCTGTAATCTAGATAAAGTATCTATAGACCAAGAAGTTTTACCACTACCCGCACCACCAACAACAATATACACTGTAGAAGGTAAAAATCCTCCTCTGGTGGATATAAATTGGTCCAACTCAGAATTAGTCTTCATTGGTTTAAGGACTTCTTGTGGGATATGTAAATCTTTTAATCTTACTGTACTCATATGTTAAAATGTTAAGTGATTATTTAATAATACAAATATAATGTTTTTTGATGAAAAAAACAAAAATTAATTACAACATATATCTATGAATATCCATATTGTTTTTTAAATCGAACAAGTACTGACACTTCTCATATTCTTCCACTTCTGGAGATTCAAAATACTCAATCATTAAATCAATTTGTGTTATTTTATCGTTATGTGATAAAGTATAGTTTTGTGTCCACTGTTCGGGACCCATGTCAATTAAATCATTGAAAGATTTTTTAATTTGTTCTATTTTAGTGTCGTCCCAAATTTCCATTAATTTCTTTTAAATTCTTTATATTTATAAATATAAAAAGATATTCACACATGTACACAAACGAATGTAATTTAACTTATTTAAAAGAATTAACTAATTCTTTGGTAGATAGAGATATCGAATTAAAAAAACATAATGAACTTATTAAATTAGTATTTGACAATTGTCCATCTAGTTTAATTATTTGGGCTGTAGATAAAAATTTAGTATTTACTTTATCAGAAGGCAGAGGTTTAAAAAATTTAGGTTTTAAAAGTGGTGAGAACATTGGTAAAAGTTTGTATGAATATTTTGATACTGTAGATGATGAATTTATGCCAATAAAATACCATATAAAAGCTTTAGAAGGTATTGATGTTAAATTTGATTATGAACATAATGGAAGAATTTGGCACACACACTGCACACCTATTTTGAGTAAAGAAAATAAAATTATTGGTGTTATTGGTTGTGCTTTTGATATAACAAAATACGTTGACCAACAAAATAAAATCTTAGAATTAGAAAAAATTATTAAAGACTCGGAGACTCGGTCTAAAGATAAAATGAAATTATTAGAAAAATTAATTGAAAATGACTAATGTACAAAATGGTTGGAACGAATACTCCAAGTTGGTTATCAATGAACTAGAAAGGTTAAATGAAAATATTAATAACCTTAATGGTCAAATAGTAGAACTAAAAAACGAAATCATAGAGTTAAAAGGTAAAGAACAATCTGTAAAAGAACTCAAAGTATGGAAAAATTCCATTGATGAGGTTGTTTCACCGACACAACTTAAGATTTTAGTTGATTCAGTAGCTGAACTAAAAACTTTTAAAACCCAAGCAATTACTGTTTTTATAATAGTTCAAGGAATTATAAGTATTGGTTTGGCATTAATTGGATATTTTATTTAGATTTAGTCTTATTATTTCCTAGTACGGCGTCCAAACCTATCAAAATTAAAATAACCAATATAACATATTTTATTAATTTCATTTATTATATTATTTAGAGTACAAATATAATAATTTAGATTTAAAATACAAAAATGTTAATAATTATTTTTTGTTCATTTGATAATCTATAGGTGTACACTCTGGACAAAGTGTCATTAGTTCAGTGAACGGAGAACATTCTGTATTATTTAAATTTGGATTTCCCAAATAACCTAATTCTTTTATTGTATACATTGGACGATTACACTTATCACAGATAAATTGTACGGTCACATCATCTTCTAAATTTTGTTGTTTATTAGACTCCATAATTTTAATTTTTTATATATGAAATTTCTTTACCAATAATCAAACGTTTTAATTGTGAGTAACCTAAAAAGTCAGAAAACATGTTATTATACATATTAACATAATTTTCAGCGATTTTTAATTGTTGTAATGTATTACAACTTTCAATCACTTTAATCGCTTTGTTTTTAGCCTCAATTTGTTTTATAATATCATACATAATTTTAATTCTCTTTATATTTTTTAGTTAACCAAATAATTTCTTCACCATCACTGTTTTGAATAGAATCAATGACTCCTTCATTTTTTAATTCTTCTAAAGTGGTTTTCATAACAACCTCAAACATTTTTTCAGATATTTTTTTAAGAGTTATATCCACATCTCCATTTTTCAACCAAGATTCTAAAGCTAATGAACCTATAATATCTCTATAATTACTTATTGTAATTTCAGAGTTAGGATTTAAATTATGTTCTTCGAAAAATTTATTTTTTTTAAATTCATCATATAAACCACTTAACCATTTCTCTACTGTTTGGGGATAACTTGTACTCATCTACTAAACTCTTTTTGAATGTCCTACAATTTGATAAAAATCTTTTTTGTCATCACAATAATCCAACACTAATTGAAGAAGTGTTTTGAACATAAAAGCCCCCGAAGTCTGTTTCTCACATCGTGTAAATAACTCAATGAAGGTAGTCAACGTATCCATATTATAATACCCATGACCATTAAGTTCACCGTAAACATTATCCATTTCATTTTTGGATATTAATTCATAGTTGTTTCTCTCTTCTACCGTCTTAAATGGTTCCATTTGGTCATAATTCTCTAACATTGTATGTACAAATTGTTGAACCATTTCTTTATTATATTCACACTTCACCAGTAGGTCGACAATCCAATGGGTATGTGATGGTGTTCGTAATCGTTTACCTGGTTCACGGTATTTAACAATGAAATCAAGGTCAGGATTTTCACCACGAAATCCTTGATAAATTGCTATTACCGTACCATCACTCATAGTATAGTATTTTAGTGGTGGGTAATAATTATCCGTTCCTCTTTGTTTGTATGTTAACTGTTTAATGGTCATAGGTTTATTTTTTTTAAATCTTCTTCTAAATTGTAATATCTGTTAATTCTAAGACTGTGTTTTGATTTATTATCCCAACAAATCATTTTTTCATTAAGGTGAACCAAATCTTTAATTCTATCTTCCATAATAACTGAAGGTCTTGCATTTTCCCTAAAGTAACCAACTTTGTTTTTTATAATCAATTCTTCAATTATTGTTGTTGGTATTCCTTTATTTTGATAATCTTTAATCAAATCATTCACTTTTTGAAAATAATCAAAAAATTCATTTTCAATGTTACCGATATATCTATTTTCGAATTCTACTTCTACACAATCTTGAACAATATCATAAAAAATAGATAAGGATTCTGAATTGACTTCAAAAATCTCATCATGATTAGACTGTGTAATGTACTTTTTTAAATTATTTCTGAGTTTTGTTTCAACATCTCTTGCTTGATTGTAGGTTTCAAATTCATAAGTTTTTAAAAACTCAATTGGTCTAAGATGTTCTGTAGTGTTATATGAAATTAATCTAGTATTTAGACAATTAGTAATACCGAATTTATAGAAATCTTCTACACCATCTGATGCTAAATATAAATAACCTTTTTTCATAAATTAAGTCTGTGTAAACCCATAATTCTTTAGGTTATGGGAGGAAATAGACTAGGTTTCCCTCTTTAAATTAACAATTAAATTTTAATATGTGACAAATATAATTAAATGTAGTGTTTTATTTTTAAATTTTCAATTTTTTTTAAAAATAAATAAATACTATACGATGTGAACTACCCAATCATACCTATTTTTTCCTTTTGTCCATTCTTTGTGTTATATATAGTAATCCATTTACCACTATAAAAACTACAACGACACTAATTATTGTTCCCATTTTTCTTATTTTTTTTAATTACTTTATCATAAGCATATGACCACTTATCTCTAATATCTTTGTGCTTATGTTTTTTTTTAGAATTCAATTTATCTAATTGTTTGTAAAATTTATCTTTTAACTTTTTTTCTTTCAAAGAAAAATAAATTTCAGTAAATAAATCATCGTAATGTCCCATAACATTATATTTTTTTTAAATTAATCTTTTGGTTCACTAATTTTTTTTAGTTTCTGATTTACCCTTTACCTCATGAGGATTACTTGATTGTATTTGTAAAAATCGATGTACAACTGCATCATTAAATGGTGTGACTTCATTTTTATTTAACTTTACTGTGTTAACAACTTCAGTTATTTTTTGCCACACTTCTTTACTCGGTACACCATCAGTTGAGTCTACTATCCCTCTAATCCAATATAAAAATTCATTAGCGTTCATTATTTATACTTCTAATAAAGTTTGATTTTGACAATATTTTAATTTGATTTTTAACCATGTTACAAGTCTCTTGAATAAAAACTTTAATTGAAATTATTGGTAATGATATTATCAGAATAAACGTACTTAAAATTACTAATATCAAAAATGATATAAATTGTAAATTTCTTTTTAAGGAAGGTAATTTGAGTGTCATATATTAAAGATATTGTGTTATTCTACTAGCTTCTTGTTCTATTTTAAATAACATTTTTTTATAACCGTTAACTTTTTGTTGGTTCCCATAATCATACTCATTAATTTCAACACTTTTAGCCTGTTCTTCTATTGGTAGTTTTGGAACTCTACTAAGTAACTCTGTAAATTTTTGGTGTTCTGACATTAACCAATTATAATAGTCTGCTTTTGATTTCATATTTTATTTTTTAATATTTTATTTTTTAATATTTTATAATTTGGAGAATTTTTTATGCGTTTTAAATATTCTTCGTTAGATTTATTAATGTTTTCATTTAGTATTTTTTTTACTTCAAAATCTATATTTATATATTTTTTAACATTAATACTTGCGGATTTACTAACCCAAACTTTAATCGAATCATTTGGTTTTTTATTTTCAGATAATATAAATGTTCTATGAAAACCGTTTACTATTGAATATTCAGTTATTCTTTCTTTTGGCTCTATGTATTTAGAAACAATTATTGATGGTATATAACCTATAGTATCTAAAGATTTTCTTAATTTTTCCCATTCATATTGTTTATCAAATAAAAAATAAGAATTTAAACCCTTTTCTTTCATCAAACTATATTGTTTAATATTTTCATATCTAATAGTAGTGAGATAATAGTTTGGATGTAAAAATTTTATTAAAAAACTTGAAATCTCTTTTATAAACGTAAAAAATAACATAATATAATTTTAAAATAATCTACTAAAATGTAAATAATTCAATTAATAACTAGACTATAAGTATTTTTTAAAATGGTCTTTTTTGTAGTATCCAAGTGTCTTCTGGTATCATATGTAAACCCCTTCTTCTTCCACCACCAACTATCATCTCTTCTGTCCTTTGTTCGTCAGTAATATCTAGTGGTTCTAATTTATATATGCGTGTGTCAGTTTCTGGTCCTTCCCAATTTTCTCTTTGTCTATATGTAATTCCAAAAATTCTATAAGGTGTAAAAGTTTTTGGTTTTACTCGTTCACCTCTACTAGTACTAAATCCCTCACGACTCTTGTCTAAGTCTACAATTATAATTTCATCACCTTTATTAAGTGGTTGATTGGTTTGTGTAGACTCATTTAATTTACCTAAATTATTTTTTTTACTTTTAATAAGATTTTTTAATCTCCTACTTAAATTTATTTCTTTTAAGTTTTCTTTATGTAATTCATCAATTTTTGGTCTTATGAAATCATACAATTCGTTACCTAATTTTTTACCAAATTCAATATCACTAGGATAATGTACTTTCGCCATGTTTCTACTGAAAGCAATTTCATCCCCTAATTTGGTAAAATCTTTTTTATATTTTGGGTATAAATCACTTAAATAACGTGAAATAAATATACCTTGTGTCGCATGACCAGAAGGATAGGATGGTGTATTAGCCGATTTTAAATCTTCAGAACCTAATTCCATATTTTTAATCTTAGCTACTTGACTAGGTCTAGGTCTATTGTAATGATATTTTAATTTTAATATTATTGATTTAACATCATCCATTAATTTATTTATACCCAAATTAGGAAAGTCTAAGTCTTTAGTTTTTAAAAATTTTTTAAAGTGTCCATCAATATCATCTGCACTTTTTACCATTTCTTTTTCTGTTGGAATGGTTTTTAAATATTCTATTTCTTTTTCTGTTTGTTGTGATTCGTTTTTTGGTGGTGGTGTATTTTTAAATTTATCCAAAGGAAATTGTTTAAATAAATCTAAATTATTATTAATTTTTTTTTTGTGTTTTTTGGTTGGGGATTTTTTAAAAACCAAATCTTTTAGTTTTTTGTTTTTAGATTCATTTATTACTGAATTAAGGTAAACGCTTGTTGTCTGTCCATCTATGAACTCAGTATCACCGTAATCAATTACTTCTGTCGTGCCACCCCAATCATAAAATTCTTCATCACCCATATTTTCAGCACTATTTTTATCAAAAGCTACCACATCAACATCACCACCTCTATACACTATCCAACTCTCAGTCTCATCTCTAGTAATTCTATATGATTTAGGTGGTACTTTTATTGGGTTTCTTATAGAAGCATAATCACCGTCTTCTGTCCAATTATCCAAGGCCCACTTTATGTATTTTTTAGAAGCCATTGTAGATTCATAAGTGTCTAAATTTAACCCAAATAACTTCGCAAAATCATACCATTCACGCTCATAACTCGTACTTATACCACTAACTAATTCTTCCATTTGTTTTTTTGTAAATCTTTTATGAATAGATGTTAATAACTTCAATTCAAAAGGTGTGAATGGTTTACGGTCAGCATTATCTAAAGATTCTTCATCAGACCAAGAATCTCGATTACGGTCTTGTTCCTTAATACTTAAAATTTTTTTTATTTCTTTTAAAGTATACATTAACTATAATTTATTTTTTTATTGTCATATTTTTCAGTCCACAACTCCATAAATTGGCATGGATGGGTTCCGTTATTTGCTTTCATATTTTTAAATATTCCTTTACCGTAATTTCTACCATACCCAAGTTTGTTTGAAGCCTGTTCTAATGATTCTTTACCACCTAAATTACCAAAATTTTGACACGCTGTATAAATAATTTCAAATCCTCTAGTTCCTTGATTATGTGCCATGTAAATTTCTGCATTTGTAGGTCTTCTACCAGTTATATAACTTAAAGAACGAATTTTTTCTTTTAATTTTTTTCCAGCTGCTTTAGCATTTTCATATGGGTCCCACACTGTCAGATTTGTAACACCATAATCATCAAAATATTTAGGCATTATTTGATATAACCCAGAAGCTCCACTATTTTTATTTTTAGCTGATGGGTCACCACCAGATTCTATATTCGCTATAGTAAACATTAATTCCTTACTTAACCCATTTTCATCACTAGATACATTAATAGCGTCCACAACCACAGGACTAAAAGATTTTACATTACCTTTTGTAAACTGTGTTTTAATTTGTTTAGGGTCATTAATTTTTGGATTTTTGTTTATGTTTTTGAGGTTTTTCATCGCTCTTAGTGTTTCCTCATCTACCTTATCACTAACTTCAAATCCATGGTCAGCTTGAAAAGCATTCACAGCTTTTAAAGTTTCGGAACCAAACTTACCATCAACACCAAACCTTGGTAGTACATAATTAAGTGAAATTAAATCTTCTTGCATTTCCCTTACTTTGGACCTCATGTCTTTCCTGCCTTTATCCATACCATCGTATAAAGATAATGTAGTTTCTCTATCAAATTTTTTACTTTCTAATATTCTGTGTAGTTGTTGTTCTGTAATTACAATATTCATTTTGGGAAGTTTAATTTTTTTATTTGTATTTTCGTAAATGTTAATACCAGTGTACCCAAAACCTTTTACTAATTGTCCTGCAATTGCATTAGCTTCATCCTCAATTACTCCACCAATATCTTGTGGTGGATTATTGATGTCTATCCTGCCATCTTCTAATTGTTTATGATGTACCAACTCATGAGCTATACTCCTTAAAATATCAGCTGTAGCTCTGTTTTTAGAATAAACATTTACAGTATTATCATTTAAATTATAAGAAGCTAAAGTCATTAATTTACTTCTATCAGTAACTAATTTTACAGTAACTGGTACTTTATAACCTAAGATATCTTGACAAAATTGTAAAAACTTATCTACAATTTCTTTTTGAGATAAACTTCCACTTTGTTCTTTAATAACATTTTTACGTGTCTCCATTAACTATAAATACTTCCTATTAATGGAATTTATGTTTATTTGTTATTTAAATCATATGGGTTAGGTGGTGGTGTTACCCCAGAAACCTCTTGTTCTTCCTGTACTTTTTTTAACATCTCCATGTACTGTTCAAATGCTTTTTTTTGTTGACTTTTAACACGTAGAGTTTTTTGTTTTGCTTTCTGCTTTTGATTTTTTCTATGTTTACTTTTTGGCATATTTTTTTTCTTAAATGTATTAATGAAACACAATCTTGTAAATAAAAAAAAAGCCAGAGTTTTAAAACTCTGGCTTTAGGGCTGAATTCGGTATTCAGACATCCACCACCCTTAAAAGGGAAATAAAAAAATTACAGTAGGATGTTGGGGATACCCTACATGATTATCTACTTCCCTTATAGTAGTCATTGTAACTTTGTGATTACAACATTAACTTTGTTAGCCATTTCTTATAGTTACCAACAATTAGATTATGCCTCTAATTAATCCCTTACTTTATAGACTATAACACCTTTTAACAAAGTATCAAAATTTTAGTGTAACGTATTGTGTGACCAATAGCTTCATCTGTAAAGATTATTATTAGTTAAACTTGGTTAGAGTTTTTCTAACAACACAGGTTATTTTAAAAAAGATTTTTTGATATTAGGTAACCTTAACCCTAAACGTAATCTCTCATTTTATAGTGTGAGTTTACGTAGTGAACACTTTGAGCGGATGGGTGAGACTTGAACTCCCAACTCCTAACTGGATGTTAGGTATTTTACTATTAAACTACACCCGCTTGTAAAAAAGGAAGGTTCTTTTTTAAAGTTACATAGTTCCAATATATATTGTGTAACTCCTTCCTTTTGTGTATAACAAATATATAAAAAGTATTTTAAAAAGACAACTTATTTAAACATTTATTGTAAAGTTTTTTTTTAGTTGTAATTTACAACTATCTATTCGAAGAATTAATTTGCCAAAGTTTTACTACTCTTTCGGCTTCTGAAAGTAAATTTCTTTTTTTATCTAAAAAAGAATTATTATTTAGTTTTGTATTAGTCTCATTATATATAATATCTCTAACTTTATTAGAATTTTCATTTATACTATCTAAGTTAGATGATGTAACAACACTAAATTTATCAACCCAATCTTTTCCACTTATCAAAAAGTGTGAAAAATTTTCTCTATTAATTTTTTTAATATTATTTAATTTATCTAGGTACTCAAAAATAAATTTTCTATTTTCAACAACATCACCATTCACTTTTTCGATTTCATTTTCTTTTAATTTTTCTATGGATTCTATAAAATATTTTTTTAAAATAAAATCTTTTTGTATATCAACAATTTCTTCTGAAACTGTATTCATGTTTATATCATTATCATACATAAAATCAGTATCAGATTCGTTAATAGTTTCTTTGTCTTTTTCATTAGTTAACTTTTGGTAATACTCATCTCCCATCCTATCTTTAAACCATGGATTAATATCATAATCTGGGTAATAATAGGAATAGTCATTAAGTTCTAGACAATCCCCCTTTTTACCATAACAATCATCAAAGGAATATTCTTCCTCCATAAAAATATTAAATATATTATTTAAATTTTCTGTATCAAAATCATAAAGTATGTCTTCTAGATGATGGTCAGCGTAATCTGGATGATATTCGAATCGATTTATATTATCCCAAGCATCATCATCTTGTACCCAATTTTTTAAATCATCTTCTATTACATAATATAGTTTACCATTACGATATTCTAGTTTACCATCATAATCAAAGTGTTCTTCTATATTATTTTTAATATCTTTTGTAATATCACTATAAAACTTATCGTGTGCCGCATCTGAATTTGCCCAACTAATATAATGTTTTATGTTATCAATATCTTCTTCATATTTATAAATTAATTCTTCTTCTTCCTCATTTAATGGTTTATTATATAATAATCTTTCCGCTGTTTCTTTGTCGACATCTAAAACTTTGATTATTAAATCCCAACTAGCATCATCTAAGTCATCTAAAAAATTACTATGTAATTCATCGAATCCATATAAATCATCACCAAAAAAATCCTCGCTACATAAATATTTATCTACCAATTGCCTATCATCTTTTACAAATAATTTTTGTAAATCGTCACAATCAAAAAACTTAGTTACTGGAAGTGGTTTTTTTGTATTCTGTAAATAACGTACCAATAATGGTATAAAATAACTTATGTGTTTTGGGGCACCAACTAACTTTAACATATTACGATTTATATTGTTTTTAGGGTCTTTATCCCAATATTCAAATATTTTTTTTACTAAACTTTCTGGAAATGTAGTGGTTATTACATCTTTTTCTTCATCAGAAGTCCCAGTTGGGAAATTCCATACTCCCCACGGATATAACGATAATTGTTCCTCATTAAGTTTTCTTCTAATTGTAGTAACCGCTTCTGGATATTTAGATTTCACAATTTCACTATTTTTATCGTCATAATCAACTTGGTCTAAAACATGTCTCATAGCATTTAAAGCTGACATTCTTTTATCATTTGAATCTAAAATTACCCATGGTGCACCACTGTGTGACGTATCTTTAAACACTCTTTCTTTATAGTCTGTATATTCATCCCATTTTTCTCTAGAAGCTTCATCGTTGGGTGAGTATTTCCAGTATTTTAGTGGTGATTGTTGTCTAATAGTAAATCTTTGTTCTTGTTTTCCTTGTGTGATTGATAACCAAAATTTAATCAATATTACCCCTTTACCTAATAAACTTTTTTCAAAGGGAACAACGTCTCTCATAAATTCTTCATATTCTTCTTTAGAAGAATATCCCATAACTGGTTCTACAATACCTCTATTATACCAACTTCTATCAAAAAAAGTTATTTTACCAGGTTCTATATATTTTTCATATCTCTGAAACCAATTTTTCTTTTCTTCGTCTGTAGGGATTCCTAATGCAATAACATTAAAATACTTTGGGTCTAAATATTCTGTCATCTTTCCAATAGTGGAACCTTTTCCAGCTGTATCTCTTCCTTCAAAAATTATAACTAAAGGTATATTATTCTTTTTAACCCATTCTTGTAATTTTAATAACTCTATCTGTAATAACTCTTTTTCTGTTTTAAATATTTTCCTAGGTATTTTAGATTTTTCTTCTTCTACCTCATCATAATAATCAACACCCTGTGGTGTTTCCCCCTGTAATAATTTTTTTTCGTATTTAGCTCTTTTAGGTAATGAAGTGTTTAAACGACTAAGGTAATCTATAACTATTTCTGTTTTATCACCACTTTTTAAAAGTTTATTTTCCAAACCTCTCAACATAGTGGGGAAATCAATTAAATCTATGTAATCAGAATCTTTTAGTTGGTCAACCAATTTAGATACTTCTTCATCATATATCTCATTTTCATCTAATGTATCTTGTAATTGTTGTAAATATTGGTTTAGTTCATCTGGTGTATCACTTTTTTGTTCTGGTTTTTTAAATAAATTACTTAAAATATCAAAAAAACCTTCATTAATTATTTTTTGATGTTCATTAAGTTTTTTATTTTTGTCTGGAAACATTTGATTTATATCAAATATAAGGTCATTTGGGTGGTACTCATCCACATAAACATCATTATAAGAATCAAACTCATATTTTTTACCATATGCATATTCAAAATCTCTGTCTGATTCACCTACCTCTTCACTATATATAATTTCAGCCAAACCGTATTCAGGTCCTTCCAAACACATAATATAATGATGCAAATTGTATTCTTCAACACAACCAAGTTCAATTGGATTTGTAGTACTATATATTGTTTCTTCTATTATAGGGTGGTAATATTGTTCTAATTCAAGTTCTTCCCATTCATTACATTCACAATCTCCCATACCTCCACCAAAAACATCTTCAAGTTCATCTTCTGAACAAGCTCTATATTCATCACCGTGTTCATCCCAAATAATACCATCTACACACGCACAAGAATCACCAGATTCCTCACCCACACCATCCACACAATCATCATAAAACCATTCACTTTCTATGTCACCATAAACACGAACTCTACTAAGATATACTTTTGGTAAAACCCATTCTTCAACATTATCACGGTTACCAATTAAATAGTTGTATTCATATATGAAATTCATTTCACCACTTAAATAAGAAGGTAGTTTAAAATATTTCATTAATGTTTCTCCAAATTTATTAATAGATGGTTGTTTAATTAATGCAAGAGTAGTTTGCATAATTCTTTTAGCGTTAGTAGTTAAATTTAATTTTTGAGGTGACATCATAAATAAATATATGATACTATAGAAGATTCAACTTGTGAAATTTGTTAATTAGTTTGTGTTTTTCTTTTTTGTCTTCTGTAGTAGCTACTTTTTGTTCAAATAATTTCCATAATACTTCTTTTTGTAGTTTTGGTTCTACAATACCAAATAATTTAAGGTCATTTTTATTTTTTATTTGGTTATTTAGTATGGATTCAAGTATTTTATTTAATAGCTGTTCGTAATTAGTTTCCTTCATAATCTTAAAAACTAAACATTTGTGGGTTTTTCGGTGGAATTATATAAATCTTTGGTTTGATTTCTTTTATTCTGTATTTCTTCGGCTAGTTTTTTATTTCTATTCACCACTTCTTTTCTTCTTCTTTCTAATTCTTCTAAGTGATTTTTTTTATCTTCTTCTTCTTGTAACTTTTTACTTATAACATCTATTCTGTCTAAAGCCATTTTAGTCATATACATATTGTTTTTAAGTAATTCTACAATGTCTTCCATAGTTGGTTCCCTATGTGTAACTGTTTGATAATATAGTAAAGACTGAATAGCTTCTTGTGGGTTACTAAAATCTCTATTAGGTATTAAATATTCTTTACCTATTACAAAGGTAGGAAACACAGCACTCCTAGTGAGAGATTTAACATATTCCCATTCTTTTTTAAACTCTTTAAAATTTCTTTCAGTATACTCAACATTAGCTGCTTCTAATTCTTGTTTCATTTTTGCACAATACCCACAAGTAGGCATTGTATACATTATAATTTCTAATTTTTCCATAATTTATTATTTTACAATACTAAATTTATCACCTTGTTTAATTTTGTCAAGTATTTCTAGACCACTTACAACATTGCCGAAACATGTGTGGTTACCGTCTAAATGTTCTGTATTATGTCTATTTAAACATATAAAAAACTGTGAACCACCCGTGTCCCTTCCTCTATGTGCCATAGACAACACACCTTTCTCATGATATTGTTTTTCATTATTTACCTCACATTTAATAGTGTAACCAGGTCCACCAGTACCGTCTCCATTAGGACATCCACCTTGTACTACAAAACCTGGAATTACTCTGTGGAATGTAAGATTTTGATAAAATCCGTCATTTACTAAATTTTCAAAATTTTTTTTAGTTAATGGTGTTTCATCATATAATGAAATAACCATGTCACCGTAATTTGTAATTATTTTCATTTTTTAATTTTATTAATTTGTTTTAAAACATTATTACTATTTTCATTTATCTTTTTACTTATCATAGCACCTAAATTTCTTAAAACGATAGTAGATATTCTATACGCAACGTAGGTAACAGAAATTGTTATGAAAACAACAATTAAATTAAAAATTAAAGGTAACCACAAATTCATAAGATAAGTTTTAATATCTGTATAGGGCACGTATATTAATTGTTGGTTACTATATTCTATAAATTTTTGAACGTCACCATCAAATTGTTCTATTTGTTGTTTTGTTAACTTGTCACAATTTATACAATGTCCTGTGTCATAAACAGAGTACATAGTTCCCAAAGCTTGAATAAATAAAAATGATATTATTATCTTCCATTTATATGTCTTTAAAAAAGACATTATTTTTTCTGTGGTATCGAATTTCTCAACAATACCATCTAAAAATTTTATATATTTTTTGAACATAATATAATTTTTATTCTAGTATTTTATCTACCAATCCGTATTCTAAACATTTTTTAGCGTCCCACCATAAATCATGCTTTAATATTTCATCCAATTCTTTTTGTGGTACTTTAGTATACTCTTGATATAAATTTTTTATCATATCCATCAATTTAGTATTATTTTCCATATCGTCAAGTAAATCGGAATATTTTCCCCAACTAGTAGCACTTAATTGATGGATTAACATATAAGCGTGTTTGTGAATATATCTTTCTTTACCAACTACACTAATCATTGTGCCAGCACTAGCAGCACACCCTTCTATAATTGTAATTACATCACATTTAGTATTTCTAATTGTATCTAAAGTTGATAAACCAGCAAAAATACTACCTCCGTAAGAATTGATGTGTAAATAAATTTTTGGTAACTCTACTCCTAATTTTAAACTACTAATTTGTAATTCTTTATCTAATTCATTTATTTGTTTATTCAACTCTAACATCTTACTCCTTTCTACCTCAGAATAAAAATAAATGTGATTGTTTACCGTTGTAATTTCGTTATTACTATCACTAGATGAATTTGATTTATCATCTTGTTTTACACCCCAAATTGGTTCTTTATTCATTTTAATTTCTTTTTTGTATTATCTCATCAATTATTCCATATTCTAAAGCTTGGTCTGCATCTAACCATAAATCTCTTTGTGCATCCTTTTCAACTCTTTTGGTTGTTTTACCACAAGCTTTCGCCAATATATCAAATAAAATTTTATTGGTTTTTTCCCATTCATCCATAGTAATTCGAGCGTCTTGGATGTTACCAACAGCACCACCACTAGATTGATGCAACATTGTTTTACTATATCTCAAAGAGTTTCTTTTACCTTTTGTCCCTACTGCTAATAATACTGAACCCATAGAAGCTGCCATACCAGTATTTAATGTCCTAATATCACATTTAACATATTCCATAACATCAACAATCCCCAAACCAGCTTTTACCGAACCACCAGGTGAATCTATATGTAATGTAATATCATCGTCATTAATCGTATCTAAATACATTATTTGTGCTTGAAGAATTTGTGCAGTTATATCCATTATTGGTCCAGATAACCATATTATTCTTTCCATCATAAGTCTAGAAAATATATCAATTTGTGTGGCTCTCATTTCTCTTTCCTCTAAAATATAGGGTGTAAGTGAATTTTGATAGTCCCATAAAGTGGTAGACGAAATTGGGTTCTTCATACTTCTACTATATAAACTAAAATCTTTGATTAGGTCATTTTTCATATTTAAATTATTATTTTTTTGTTTTACTGTCAATTTTATAATCTTTAACCTTGATAACTATCAATAGGTTCACCGTCAGAATAAACTAAATCACGACATTCACGTAACATTTCTTGTTGACGTTCATAAATTGACTCCATAAACTCCATTTGAACTCTGTCATAATCTTCATCATCCCAATCCATATCTTCTGTAGGGTTATCCATATCATCTTCTTCAACCCAAATACAAGGTGTTCCGTCCAAATCTTTTTTGATTACGAGAGCACCAATAGGACTATACCCTTCATCCTCATACTGAACTTCAATAGAAACTTCAGGGTCCTTATCCACTAACATATTATAAAGGTGTATGAAGAATTTAATAGGTGGATACCAAGCTGAAGTTAATGTAAAATTACCATAATCAATAATATCATCAAGATATGTCCACTTAGAACCAACATTATCTAACGACCATGAATTCATAACACCACCGCTTTCCGCAACTTCTACATCATTGTAAAAGGTTTGTGCGAATGTGGTAACTTCACCATCGTTCGCTCTTTCTAATAACTCATCAAGGTATTTGATGGTTTCTTCATTTGCATGGACTTCAACCATGCTCTTTAAGTGATTTGCCATTTTTTAATTTTTTAATTTTTTAATTTTTTATTTATTTTCTGTTTTCCATTCTTCACCAAAATCACCAATTTTTGCTCTATGTTCATCGGTTGGGTCATATTTTCTAGTGACGTAATAAACTAATATTGTTCCTGGTTCTAAAGCTTTATACCCATGATAAACCCCTGGTGGAATTTCTAGTACTTGTGGGTTTTTGTCTGATAGATACTTGAATTCACAACCATCTTCTTCAGTTGCCCAACCAACTTTTAAACTACCTTTTAAACAAATCCAATAATCAGTTTGTTTCTCATGTTTATGCCAAGCTACTATGTGTTCTGTTGAATTGATATAACTAACATTTATTTGTCCTTCTTTGAGTGGGAATACATCCAGTAATCTTTGTGCTCTGTCATCTTCATGGTAATTCATGTTTTAATTATACTAAATAAAAATATTTAAGAAAAGTCTAGAGCATAAAAAAATGGGACCTATGTCCCATTATTTTTAACACTCCAAAATATACTTTAAACTACCCATAGCGTTTTTGATGTGTGATTTTGGAATCCAGAATTCTAACTCACCAATCTCATCGATTTTCTCCTTTAAATTCTTATTGAATTCTTTTATCTCAGATTGGGTAGTTGGTCTTTTTAATCCCATGTATTTTGCACATGTAGGACCGATTCCAGAAGCTTTTGATACCCAATCAGTCAAATCTCTACCACAACAACGACAACATCCAACATCAGTAAAAGTCATTTTTCCTTTGACTCTAACTGCTTTATTTGTCAACGCATTTATTTCTGAAACAGTTACTGTGATAGGTGTAATTTTACCCAAATTGTATTCTTCTGAAATTTCTCTAGCAACATATCTTTTTAAAACCAAGTCTACATTTATTTTAATTGGTTTGATACTGCCTTTAGGTTTTTTTGGTGCGAAGAATTTTTTAACCGCCTCCATTTGTTTTGGGGTTAACTTACCCCAACGATTATATCCATTAAGTACGGATTTAACAAATCCATTATTACCTTCGTAGTTTATTAGTTTTTGTATTGTGTCTTGGTCAGTCATACTTTATTTTTTTAAGTGGTTATCAATTCAACAATACAAAGATAATTAAATTATATTAAACTACAAACTTAATTTATCAAAATTAATTTTTTTGTACAATTAGGACATGTAAATTTTTCTTCAAATCGCTTATCAAAAACAACTTCATTTTCACAAACACATTCTTTTATTTCAAAGTCTTCTTTATTTGGTGATTCTTGTGGTGTGTAATTACAAACCAAAGTTTTATCCATTATGTAAGCATATCTGTGTTTTTGTGTTCTAGGTAACCAAACTCCTTTAGCATCCTTAGTCGTACCTCTATAATTTTTTTTGAAAGTGCCATCACCAATATAAAGAAAAAAGTCACTTTTTGGTGTGGATAATCCATAATAAGTGAAATTACACACCTGATAGATACTACCACTATGTCTAGAATTATCAGCTAAAGTAATTACCGCTCTAACATTTTCTTTTTTCAATAATCTAATTGATGTACCTAACAAAAATGATGTCGCATTAGTTCCATTTAAGTTTGGTAAAACACATAGTCTAGATAATTCTAAAACTGTTTGGTCAGTATTGGGTAATCCAAACCAACCTTTCAGTGCAACATTACCTTGTGGATTTGAGAATGTTGTCACACCTAAAATTTCTTCATCTCCTTTTTTAAATAATCCAAAAGAAAACTTAGCAAAGAACTTTGCGTCAGCCAAATAATGATATTTTTTTATAAATTCGTAAGCCTGACTTTTATCTATCCTTTTAATTAAATAATTTTTTTTCTTAAAATTATTATTATGTCTAGGTTTTTCTTTAAATACGGGAAAATTACCATGTGGTACGACATATTCTTTATCTGTTGAATTATTTTTAATTTTATAACCACCTTCTACCTTTCCTAAATATATCCCAACATTATTAGAATTGGTTATAAATAAGTCACCATCTTTTAATTTAGATAATGTGGTAGATTCTTTGCTAAAATTTGTCATAATTTTATAATTTAATTAAAAATAAATAAAAAAAATAATTAAATCAATAAAGTATTAGTACTCTGATATTTTATTAGAGCGAGTTCTTTTTTCTTGGCCTCTAACATCACATCAACGTCTACACCATAGGTATTAATATATTCAGAGATATAATCTGAATGTGCTTGTGGTTTAATAGTATCATTATTCTCATGTAATGATTTACTCTCAGAGTAGTGAACTACAGGTTTGATATCACCCCAAGTGCTTGCAGCAAGTTTAAGTGCTTCTTCTTCCGTCAGACCACCTGTATTAAATTTATGGTGGTGATAATCAAACACTATTGGTATCCCTATCCTTTCGTGTATGTACATCAAATCCTTAACTGAATACATTGACTCTTTATCATCATTTTCTACAGTCAAACGTGTTTGTACGGATTTAGGTAATCTTTCAAAGTTCTTACAGAACCTATCCATAGCAGAAATCTTATCACCATACACACCATTACAATGTATATTAATTTTATTATATGGTGTTCTAGATAAACCAATTAAATCAAATATTTCACCGTGGTTTGATAAATCTTTTATTGTGTTTTCAACAACATTATCGTTGGGTGATACTAAAACATTAAATGGACCTGGATGGAATGTAATTCTATGTCCATATTTTTTAACCAAATGACCCAAACCACTTAACAAGTGTTTAATCCTAATGTAGTGAGGTAAATCAGATAATTTATATTCTGATGCCCAAGGAAAAATATCCGAACTCATTCTAAAAAATTTAATACCATTATTTTCATTCCATTGTATAATTTTTATTAAATCTCTGACATTTAAAATTGATAACTCAGAAGCATAATCGATACCTTTGGTAATAAATGTTTTTTTAATCATAGACCTATTGGTTGTGACTTTGGGTTTTTCTTTAGATAAAGACATATTAATACAAGCGTATCCTAAATTCATATCGAAATAATTAAATTTTAAGTTTTGAACTACCCAAACCAATAGTATTGGTTAGGTATTTGAGATTTCAAATATAAAGAATATTTATTTAAAAAACAAATGAAAGATAGAATAAAAAAATTATTAAGAGAATTTAGTATTGACGAACTAGATAGAAAAACATATAAAGATGGTCAATTATCTTTAGAATATGTAGATGCTTACGATTACCCAAAATATGTTATTTATTATGATACAGAAGAACTAGTAGATGGTTATGGTGATGAAACAAATATAGTAGTCGCTGAATTAGATTCTAGATTTTTTGATGAAAGAATGGCTAGAATAATATTACAATACCTAATAACTAGGTAAAATATTCAACTAAAATTTAAATATGTTCAAAAAAAAAACCCCAATATGGGGTTTTTTTACATTATCAGGAAGGTGTTGATTGTTGCGTTATCATTTAATTTAAAGTAGATTGCTGAAACCTTCCTTATTTATATAAACGTGAACTTATCACGGAATTTTTAAAATCTGATGAGTAGTCAGAATATGGGTGAACTCTTTTTTAATTTAGGACTTCTGAGACTAAAAATCCCTTTTTTATTTTTTCAACAAGGTGGGGGAATATTTCCACCTCTCTCTTTCATAGTTATATTTAACTTTTGCTGAAAGTATTCTTTGGTCTACTCATCAGACCGTTATTGGTTCGTATCGAAGTGAATCGACAGTCTCCATCATCATGTTATAAGGTGTGAAGTTATCACAAGTTAAAACATTTTTCATGATTGAAGGTGAGAATCCAGATACTAGTACTGTCCCCATTTCATTAAATGAAGTTGGGAAATTATCGTTTCTAGCATTTATGTTCCAGTAAACGATATCTGGTGTTTTATACCCAGCATTCTCAAACATCTCTTTAATCATTTGTTGTGCGGTTGGGTTCCATTTACCTAACACATTAGCTGAATCGAATTCCATGTCTGAAAGAATCAGAACTTTAGTTGGCATCTCATGTTGAGACACTTGATGCTTGACTGCTTGTTCTAAAATTAATTCAAAAGTAGATGCTAAGTTTGTATTCATACCCCAATCAGCTCTTTTTAGTTGTTGATATCTATCTTTTAAATCACCATTAAGTACTTGAAATGTTGGTCTCTCTGAGAACGTAATAAACGTATCTTTGAACTGACCTACATTTCTTTCCGAAATATATAGACCTAGTGATATTGCAACATCCATACAAGAAACATTAGGATTGTTACCCGCTGAACATACCATAGAACCCGAAACATCTACAACTGGTAGTATTCTTTCTTCAGAACCTTCCATATAGTTAGGTAAAGCTTTCCACTGTTCACTCGCAATTTCGGAGTCCCCAAACTTAAGTGATTTAGTGATATCATAAGGATATACCGCTCCAGCGTTAATTTTCACAGTACCCTTTTTAAGAGAATTAATATATTCTCTATATCTTTCACCGTCATTTTTGTGGAAAGCTTTTTGGTATCTAGATGCGGCTAAGGATGGTAATTTAGAATAATCAATATTCTCCCATTTTTTAGAACACATACTAGTTTCAACCACATTAGTCAAACTAACTAATAATTTACGATACTCTTTAGGTGTCATATTCAAATACTTTCTAATTGTATTTGCCTTAACACCTTTTCTTGGCATCCACTTTGCACATAAACCATCTTTGTTGTTTAAAGCTGATTTAATTAATTCAAGTGGTTCCAACCAACAGTTGTCTGTACCTACAAGAGTTAGGACATCGTCCCATCTTCCATATTCACTAATTAAGTGAACATTTTTTTTAAGTACTTCACTGTGGTTTTTACATAACCAACCTAAAATATCTCTAAAAATTTGTCTTTCACCAGCACCTTCTCTCACATCTCTTGCCCAGAATAAAATTTTCATAGCAATTAGAGCGTCTTCATTATATGCTTTTGAGAACTTTGAAATAAGTTTTTTCTTATTTATCCCTCTCATCGCACCTATCTGAAAAAATAGGTTCACACAGTGGTTCAAAGAAGATGAATTAGTTGCCATCCCATTTTCGGTTACCGTGTCTTGTGTCTGAAGTGCGTCTCTCAAATTCATGATAAATAGGTTAATTTAATTTTTGGTTAGTATTATAAATATTAAATAAATTAGTAAAAGTGACTAACGTTGTTCAAGTATATTAAAAAAAATCACTCCTGTCAAGCCCCAAGACGTAATTTTTTTATTTTTTTTTAATTTCCAATTTTTTCCATAAACAAATTAAGGTTTTCCAACTTGTCGTTGGCCGAAGCTAACTTATCTAAAGCTATCATCGCCTCCTCTACTTGTTGTGGATGTTCACCAATACCAACACTATTACACATGTAATTGTTTAGTGTAAATTCTGCTTCTGCTTTTTCAGCTTCACATTGTGCTTTTAAAGCTAAGTACATTAAATCTTTCCCTTTCATTTTTTTTAATTTGTTTTTAATTGTGAATTTTTAATATGTTGTAATTAGTGAAATGAAACAAAACCATTTTCTGATGCAACTTTAAAAGCTTCTTTCCAATCATCATATTTTGCAAAAAACCATTCCATATCTCTAATATCATATTCTTTGTATGGGTGTACTTTTAAAAACCACATATCTATGTTTTCTTTGATTTTACCTTCATTATTTATAAAATCATTATATAGTTTTTTACTTAACTTAGGTCCTATTATACCATCTGAATCTGAAAAATTAATTAATTCTGAAAATGGTGGACTTTCTGGTTTACCAATTATTGATTCATCTTCTAATGACCAAACTTCTTGAGCTCCACCTGAGAAACCAGCAGCTAAAGCTAAATCATCTCTCCATTCATTATACCCACTATAACTACCAGCCCTAAATGAATTTTCACCCAAATTACGTGGTACCAAATACCAACCATTTTCTAAACCTTCTAAATGTTTTGGCCAATTACTATTTTTTTTGTCTATGTAATAAAGATAGTTATTTGGATATTGTTTATCCCATTCATCAAATTCCTTATTAAAAGGTTTAACACCTTTTGGTACTTTATTGGGTGGTATATGTTCTACGTTTGAATAATATGATATATCTAATCCCATTATAACATTAATTTTTTAATCTTTTCTACACCCTCTTCAATTTCATCAAAATCATTATCTGGTGCCAAATAAATTTTACTTTTTTCGTCATGATTCACGATACAAGCTGTTGGTATATATTGTGTGTTAGCTTCTTTACTAACTTTATCCCACTCTTTATCAAATCTTTCAATATCTCTGACTAAAAATTTAATCCCTTCTTTTTCTAATAAATTTTTCATTTTAGTACACCAAGGACACCCTTCTTCTGAATATATTAATAATGTTTTCATATAATATTAATTTAAATAGTAGTTAATTTTATCTTTGTAAAAACTTTTTTCTCGCAAACCAACAATTCTTTCTACTTCAACACCTTCTTTGTATATTATAATAGTTGGTATACTCCTTACTTGATGTTGAGACGAAGCTTCTGCATTATCAGTAACATTAACTTTACCTATTATTGCTTTATCAGCGAAATCATTTTCCAATTCTTCTATAGTTGGTGTTAACATCCTACATGGTCCACACCATTCAGCCCAAAAATCAACTAGAACAACACGATTTTCTTTAATTGTGCTTTCTAATGTGTTATCGTTTAATTCCATAATTATAAATATTGTTTTAATTCTAACAAAGCCTCATCTGGTGTATTAAAATCTCTACCAGCAGCTATATAAATTCTATTTTTTTTATCTTCTACCAAAATAGTAGGTGTATACATAATGTTAGAATTAGTTTTTAATTCTTCTTTTCTTATTTCTTCCCAAAGTTCTTTGTTTTTTAATACTTCAATAACTTTGTATTTTATATTTTCTTGTGTCAGTAGGTCTTTTAAAGCGACACAAGTTTTACATTCCCATTGACTAAATAATGTTATTCTCATATTTTAAACTTCAATTGTTCTAAATTTATTTTCTGCTTTTAATAAAGTATCATAAATAATACCACATAATAAGTATGGGTTAGCATTACTAGCTGGTCTTCTATCTTCCAAATAACCCTTCCAACCATTTTCTATTGTGCTTATAGGTATTCTTATACTAGCACCTCTATCACTTACACCATAACTAAATTTATCAATGTGTTGGGTTTCATGTAATCCAGTTAATCTTTTTTCATTCCCATCACCATATAATTTAATATGGTTTTTATGGTTTTTACCAAACTCTTCACAAATAGATTCAAACATTTCTTTTCCACCAACTTCTCTAGTTAAATCACTAGAAAAATTAACATGCAACCCAGAACCATTCCAGTCTCCTTTAATTGGTTTTGGATTAAAATTAACTTTTAAATCATATTTTTCTGTTAATCTTATTAACAAAAATCTAGATAACCATAATTCATCACTAGCTTTTTTAGCTCCTTCTGAAAATACTTGGTACTCCCACTGTCCTACCATCACTTCAGCATTAACACCAGTAATATTAAGATTAGCTTCCAAACAAACTTGTAAATGTTCTTCTATAATATCACGACCTACAACATTTTCAGAACCCACACCACAATAATATTGTCCTTGTGGTTTAGGATAACCTTCACTTGGGAAACCCAAAGGTTTGTTATTTTTTATTGTTAAAGTATATTCTTGTTCAAAACCAAACCAATATTGTTCATCATCAATTAAATTATGTCTATAATTTGTTTCATGTGGTGAACCATCAGCATTTAAAACTTCACACATAACTAAATAACCATCTAATCGTTGTGGGTCCATTATAACATGAACTGGTTTTAATAAACAATCTGAATTATTACCATCAGCTTGTTTAGTTGATGAACCGTCAAATGACCATTGAGGTAATTCTTCGGGACAAGGAATTACTCTTCCATTATAAGCCAATGTTCTCTTAGTTTGCATTTTGGGGTCACTCATTGGGTCATAATCCCATATTTTGGTTTTACTCCTTAATTTTTGTGTTGGTTGGTAACCATCTAACCAAATATACTCTAGTTTTACTTTCATCTTAATAATGTATCGTATTTTTATTTATATTTAAACATAATAACTAATTTTAAAAAGGTAAATCTATTAACTCATGAATTTCTTCACCTGACACAAACCCAGCATATTCTTTACTGTATTTTAAAATTTTTCTTTCATTAGTAATTTTGTCATATATATTAATTGTAGGCATTACTTCACTTTTTGGTTTACACACATAATCCAAAAATTCTTTCCTAAGTAATTTTTTAACAATTTCCCATTCATTATCTGGAATAGCATTGTACTTCATTCTAGCTTGAACCAATTTAGGTTCACCTATATTGTTCATTTTAAATTCACAAGTCATTCTATTCGTATTGCTAGGATAATCCTTTCTTACCGATATAATAATACTATCGTATCTGTCTAAATAAGTTCTAACACAATGATGTTGTATTTGTCCTTCATTGAAATATTCAAAATCATTATCCAACACTTTTACAAAATATTTTGTGTCATCAACAATTATTGGTTTTTCTATATGTTCCAAAAATTTAGATGGGTATATGTAACTAACTTCTTTATTTCTTTCTAATTGGTTTATTAAAGATGCCCATTCAATATGTTCTTGTTCAAAATCTAAAATAGTTTTTGCCTTTATTTTTTTAACCACACCATATGACTTTAACTTTTCTCTCATACTAATATGGTCATATAATTCATTTATAAACCACTTTATCCTATCACAATCAAGTGACGTATTATATATGTTAATTATATTTTTCTTTTCATGTTTATTGAGTTCACCTTCCAATTTTAAAGTTTTAGCATAACTTACCCACTTATTATCTGTAAAATTATTACTTTTAATTAAAATATTTGGTTTGATTTGTTTTATATTATCATCACCTAAATAATCCCTTAAATGTGTTAAGTCGGTAATGTTACATTTTGGATTTAAATTCAATAATCGATTATAAAATTTACCATTTAATCCATTTTCTTTCAATATAGATTGAAGTAAATTCATATTATTTTTTTTCAATATTTTTATTCCAGGATAATGATTTATTAAATAATATTTGTAATCGTTTGGTACTTTAATACCTCTAACCTTAACAAACCATTCCATTATTATATTACCTAAAATCTCCGATTGGTGGCCAACAAATATATTTTTTTTAAAACTATTAGTGGTGTTTCCTAAACCTAATTCATCATATAATGCCGTTAATAAAGGAGTAACATTTATTGTATTTGTTTTTATTTTGTTTAATGAAGAATTTAACCGTACACCTTTTAATACACTTAAATTGTTCTGAAATTTCAATGACTTTATTTTTGTGTCAATCTTACTAAAGTCATTTTTACTTGTAAAAGTGTGTCTTCTTCTGTTACTAAATGTACTTGTTGTAATATAAAAATTATTAGTTTTTATGTTAAAGGTGATATGCATATCATTACTTTCTTTTTTAAAGTATCTGTAACCAACTACTCTTGATTTAGTAAAATTAAAAATGGATACCTTAATCTTATCTTCATTTTTTTCTAATACAATTGTAACTCTATCAACTAACGCACTATAAAAAATATTAGTGGAT